GTAGAAGTTACAGATTCAGTTCCTGTTGTTATTGTTACAGAATTATATGTTGCATTAATCGAATCAGCCGCAATTACAGATTCAGTTCCTGTTGTTAACGTTACAGAACTATACGTTCCGTTCGTAGTATCTGTGGCTGTTACAGACTCAGTACCAGTAGATACGTTACCTAGTATGTTGGCGCCCTGTACTAGATCAGATGCTGTTATAGATTCGCTTATAGATGCAACAGCTCTATTTGTAGAATCAAACGAATCGATTGCTGTAAACGCCTCGGCATGACCTACGTTTTTAGTTACTTCAGTAAATGGTAGTGAATCAGTAAGCGAAACTGTTTCTGGTCCAATCGCAGTAGCAATTACTGAGCGACCAACAACAACGTCAGCTGCTGTTACAGATTCCGTAACAGCGTCGTCAAAGATATTCGAATAGCTTGTGGCTACGATATTAATCGTGTTGGCAGAAGAGCTAATCTGATATTCATTAAATTGTTTTGTGCCCGCAGGATGCAGTACACGCTTAACGATATCACTATATTTTTCTAACAGCTCTGATACACGGATAACATAAGAAAATTCTTGATAATAGAAGTTATCTTGTAGTCTGTTGTCCCAACTTAGGAATCCCTTAGTATCAATGTAACGACCAGGATATGTTACAATTCCAGATGGCTTTGGTAAAGCACTACCTGGGAATGTTTTTTTAGAACGAACGAAACGATTTGTAGCTCCGCCAGAAACGTTTGCTCCCGCTATGGTTGTTGTAATTGCGCCTTCACCTTTAGAAAGATTTGATATCGTGGCTATATCAAATCTGTTAAAGTTTTGTCCAGGCGAAAGAATACGAAGCGACTTAATAGCACCAGGAGCAAACTTAACATTTACTTGTGCGTTTCTTCCTAAGAATCTACCGTATCCATCTGAAATATTAAGAGGTGAAGTTTCGCTATCTACAATGGTAATTGTTGGTAGAGTAGTGTATCCATATCCAGGACTAATGATAGAAATAGCATTAATCAGATAGTAAGTATTGGCTGCAAACGACAATGCGTTATTTATCGTAGAATAAAGATTGGCTGCAGCAAGACCAGTATAAGCATTAGTTCCAGAACTGATAGTTGTAGTAGCAGCTATCGCAGAAACGAATGTTTGAGCGTTTGTGATAGAATGAACTCTAAGTGTGTTGGCGCTACCCTGAACACGAACAATATCGCCAACAGTCAACTGATCCGTGAAATTAGTTCCTTGACCAACAACATTATTTGAACCAGAAGCAAGTTTTACCGTTCCAGTCAACTTCAGACGCACCAGTCCAGTATTGGCACCACCTGCTACAAAGTATGGGCCTGCGTCTAGTCGAACATCTTTAAGAGGCGATATAAAATCGACGCCGAGTGTTGTAGCGATAGGCTCGCGAGCCCAAGATGCAATTTCTGCTTGGAATCCTACGCCATCGCCGCCAGTAACAATAATTCTTGCGTTGTTTCTGGTATATCCACTTCCGCCTCTAACAAGAACGGCTTCTACTCCAGCACCTTCTGTGTTTAGCGTTTCTGTAACTATAGCGCGAGCAGCTTCGGTTGAACCAGCTCCACCAATTTCTACTGTATCACCAACGTTATGATATGCGCCACCGTTAACGATATCTATGTTGACAAGAGACCCTACCTGAGCATTAACTGTAACGTAATTACCTAAGTCGTCAACAACACGTTCGCCGTCAACGAACGATCCTGTAACATTTTCTACTACCATATCATAAATGGTTAAGCCCGCAGCGATAGTAGAAGTTACGCTTTGAACTAAAGCCTTAGCGCCAGAAGTAATACCTCTAACAGTAATACCTTCTAATCTATTAGGATTAATAGAAAATGGTTCTCCTACGCGAAGTTTGGTTTCGCGTACCCAACGACCATCTGACGCACGAAGAATATCGTCGCCAGGATAGTAAATGTCGATTTCTTTATCAAACAATGCGCGAAAAAGAAAACGATACGAAAGTTCTGATCCGCGAGATCTATAAAAATCGCGGATGTGTTTGATCAACAAACGTTTATCAGCCAACACTTTCGTTGGAATATTGACCATGAACTCTTTACGAAAATATTCTACGAACGAGTCTAACGTTCTGTCGATATCTTGAACGTCTTCTATAGAACGAATAGCATTACCTGCATTACCGTTCTGTTCCATGTATTCGTAATACGCTTTTAGAAAAGCGACAAAGTTAGGCCCTTCTTCTCTAATGATCGCAGGAAACTGCGATTCAATCTGAGAAGATATCTTGCGTAATGTTTCTTCTGAACCTACGATTGCCATTAGAAATTATACAACTTTAGTGAAGGAGTTAAGAGCGTAGCCGTCTGACCAATAGTCTCAATATTTGTAGCTGTAGCCAACAACAATCCTGTATTATCGTCAACAACATTAACTTCTGATTGCGACATCAGCAATATCTGATTTCTCACTGGAGTAATGTTTGGTGATATTGGCGCAGCTATAACTGAAATTGCATCACTATCATATGATTCCGGTAAGAAACTTTCGATAGTAACTACACCAGTATCGTAGTTTATAGTGCCAGCATTAAAATTAGTATATACTCTGCCTAAACGTCCGGCTCCCGAACGATAGTAAGTTCTTAATGTTCCAAATCCATTATCGTCGAAATACGATTCTTGCTGAACATATTGGAAACGTGAAGAAGACAATCCGCCATAGCCAGGATGTCTTGAAACACCACTGATAAGTTCTTTAGGTCCTAGTTTTTGCAAAACATTATTAAAATTCAATGTGTATGTGTTAGGACCTGAAAGATTAGGAGTAAACGTTTTTCTTAAACGAATCTGAGCTTCTGTTGTAAGAATAGACGCATCTGTTGAATCAATGTAATCTAAGAATCTAGAAAAACGAAAACTTTTGTTGAACGTTGACATATACTCAGATTCAAAAGAAACAACTCTGTTCGCAACAGCAGCAGCCAACTCTCCAGGTGTTTTCGTAGTTAGTGTAGGATTGTATCTCACCGTAATGAAAGGAACAACATACAGATATGTAGGATCAATCATTTCTACATCAATTGACTGTACGTTATACTTTCTTATGTTCTGCTTGATCTGTTCTTTACGGTTTGAAGAAAACAATGTTCCGCTCTTAGGTTTAGCTGCTAGAAACACTTTGCCATAGATTGGCGGATCGTTTTCTTCGCCACCCCAAACATTAATAGATGATATATCTGGATTATCTCTTAATGCTATTCTTTTGTAATCTTCCATAGTAACACAACGGTTTTGTGTTTCGTAAGAAAGCGGCGCGTTAAATCTTATAGACTCGATAGATTCAATTTCCGCACCGCCACTTGAACGTCCTATTGGCTCGATGAATATTCCTGTCTGACCATCGATTGTTGTGCTGACTAATGTATAAGTGTTTACGCCATTAACCGTTGAGCCGTTGCACACACGATAATCAATAGCTATCTGACTTCCTGTTTCTGGACGATAACCAAACACACCATCACCAAAAGATATCTTATACTTTTGATCGCGATCGCCTTCAACAAAGAATATTTTTGAACTTGAGTTGGAAGATAGTAAATCTGTGGCTCTATTGTAAGTTTGTGTATTGCCGCCCAAACTTACTTCAACAGAAATGCTATCAGTATCTACATTTTGGTTTGGCAAAACAAACTGAGTATTTCCGCCTCTAATGTATGTGTATCTATGAGTGATAGCTTCCCCTTCAACGATTCGAATGAAAGAAGCAAATCCGTTTAGAGTATTAGCTGGAATGGTGTATGTTTGTGGAGTTACGAAAATGTAAACAGAACCATTTACCGATGTTGTGAATCTAGTATTCTTAGGAACAACTATAGAACGAAATGTCGTATTAGCTATGCTCTGCGTAAAAATCAGCTTAACGTTGGCGGAAGCTCCACGAGCAGAAGAAGGAGTGTATCCTAGTGCTTTCGCGCGCGAAACTACGTTATCGTAAAACTGTGCTGTATCTAAAAATCCTTCGTTTGCCGCCATGTTAGCATAAAACGCATTATAGTATGTGTTATAAGCCAACAGATCTAACAGCGTGTTAACAGCAGAATCAGCAAAATCGTAGTCGGCAAACTCAGGTTTTGACGCGATATAGTTTCTTAGATTTGTTTTTATAGTGTCGAAGTTAAGCCCCGCGACAACTAGACTTTCGTTTGCCATTAACGAATCCTATCTAGATTAATATTGACTGTTTCTACCTTCATCGTTTCTATACAAGTAAAACGTATAGTTACTCTGAGTAAATTGTTTTCTGGGTCTGCTGTTACGAAAACCCCTAGTGGTTCTAGAAAATCTTGAGCTCCTTGAAATGATACTCGAGGCTCAAAGTTCTTTATAGCCGTTTCGATACTGTATCTTAGGTCTTCTTCTAAAAACGGATCGATGTTTTCGAACAACTTTTTGCGTAAGTCTGTGCCAATCAGTGGATTGAAAAATCGTTCGCGTTTGTTAGTAAGAACAAGATACTTTAGTGCTTGTTTAATCGAGTCTTCGTTTTTCTTTACGATCAATTTGCCAGTAACGGGATGGCGACGCATGTTAAGATCAAAGTCGCTAAAAACTATGGAGTTTTTAACCCTTTTCTTTGGAATGAAGTCTGCCATAGTTTCCCTTCTTTTGACTTATTTATTCGCGATTTTGTTCTTGACAAAACTATAACATCACGATATAATATAAACTGTGTTTAAGCGGTAATACTGCTTTGTTTCTTTTCGTACTCGTTGATAGCTACCAATAGTTCAAGCACAGTTGTAGATTCGTTGTATTGTGGATAAATAACCATTATTTCTTCCATCGACTTAGATGTGATCTTTTCTAAATCGCATTCGGAAAGGATTTCAGCTGTCAGCGTTTCAATTTCTGTGCTCATTTCCATCTGTTTGTCGATGATAATTTGTTCGGGAGGCACGGCAGGCTTTCCAAACTGTCCAGATCCCCATGTAGCTGTATTAGCTGTTCCCGTTAGCTTTTGTGGTCCAGCAGACGTAAGCTGTGGACTTGGAGACATCTGATTAAAATTACTAGCAACAGTAGCAACTATACCCATAAGAGAAGATACAGTCCCCATCAATGTACCCATAGTCGATGCGCCAGCAGCTGCGGCAAATAGATTCTTAGGCTGCACCAGCGGTTCGGGCTTGGGAGCTGGTTTAGTTTTCTTTTCCGGCTCGGGTAGTTTGTCTGGATGTTTGCTTGGTTTACCCAATAGCTTTAACAAACCACCAGCGAGCTTCATCATGTTAGGGAACGCCGAAGAAAATGCGCTTGGATTTCCTTTTCGAACCATGTTTGCTGCTTGCAACGCAACATTATTAATGTTCATTTCAGGAAACTCAACAGCCATTCTTTTGAACTGAGCTTCATATGCTGCTTTGTTTGGCGCAGCTGCTACTAGCTTCTTAGCTTCGTCAGCCAGTCTTGATCCAGCTCCAGTAGGATTCGACGTTCCTCCTTCTGGTATACCTTTCAACAGATTACTTTTAATGATGCTGAAAATGATAGAAGCTGGTCCCCTAACATCAGCAGCAATAACAGTTTTTACAACTTGATTTACTTTAGATGTGATATCAGATGCTTTACCAGTTTTGAACGGGAGCTTTGCTTCTGTCGCTTTAATTTGACCTTTCACAGCTTCCATGGCTTTGTCTAATCCAACTGCTGGAAGACTAGCCAATTGACCTAATATTGGTGCTGCTCCTGCTAGATTTGCAAGATTACTCGCAGCTCCAGCTATGTTACCAACAGCACCAGCGACATTTCCTACTGCTCCAGCTATGTTACCAACAGCACTAGCTGCACCTGCTATGTTTCCTACTGCGCCAGCAACAGAACCAACAGCAGCCGCGCCGGCCATTAAGTCTGCTATATCTGGTTTAGTTCCACCATTAGTTGCAGCGTTTCTAGCTAGAGCCTGTATCAGATACTGTCTTACATTTTCATCTATCGTTTGCGTAGTTGTTGGTGGTTCATAATTAATGATTCTTCTACAATTTTCTTTATGAATCAGTTCCGGATATGTGTTAACGATTTCAACAACGTGCTGTGCGTTTTCTTTATAGGTATATTCAACACCCTTATACACATATGTTTCACCGATAACAGCTGGCGGCTGATTATTATCTTTAAGAAACTTTTCCCAAATTGCGTCTGTTTCTTTTGTCATATTATCCTACTATGTAAATGTTGTCGGAATACCAGCAGCACCGCCACCTTGAATCTTTGTTGTAGCGCCCTGTGTTTTGACATCACCAGAAGCAAGAACATCAAGCGCAGCGCCAGTTGATTGAACTGTCATCTTACCGCCAGACTTAACTGTTGATGTTGAAGTCGCTTCTACAGTCATAGTGCTTCCAGCCCATATGGTCGTTTGACCGGTAGAAGCTATACCCATTTCTTCCGCGCCTAGTCCCATAGTTCCGCCGGCAGAAATCGAATGCTCACCGCCAGTCATAGTTGTATTATCAGCGGATACTGTTTGTGTATTATTCTTTGCAGTAACTTGACGATCACCCTGAACAGTTTCGTTGCTGTCACCACCAACAGTTCTAGCATAATTTCCGCCAGTTTTATCGTCGGTGTTAGCGTTAGTCGACTTGGTGAAGTTCTCGGACTCCATCGTGATGTTACCACCGCCGTCCGCTTTCATGTCGATGTTACCACCAGTCGCTTTAAGCGATATATTCTTTCCTTCAAAGTTTAGTTGCTTCTCAGAAGTAAATGTTACGTCGTCTTTGCAAACAAAATGCATCGGACCATTTACTTCGATGTTCTTTCCTTTAAGATATACTTCAGACGACTGACCCATAGCCTTTAGAGCTATTTCACCTTTGTCGTTGATATGAATATGCGTCCCTGATGCGTGCTTGATGTATATCTCGCGACCATTAGGGGTTTGCCCTATGCGCATTTCATTACCCGCCTGATCACGATACATTTCTGTACCGTGCCATTCGTTATCAGTTCCTGACTGGACGCTTTCACTCCATTGCGGCATTATATGTTCCTCTTATCCAAAGGGTGTTGTTGGGGTAGTCGTACCACCGGGATTTCTGTAAATTAATTCTTGTGATAGATCTGGTGCATTTCGAATAGCAGCAGTTGCATCTTCCAAAGAGCTTCCCGCTGATTCTGGATTTCCTCTGTTTAATGCTGCGGCTAATGCAGTACCAGCTTCGCCTTGGAATCCAGGAGCTCCATCAGGATCTATAACATTAGGATCGGATTCTTCGCCATTTTTCGTAGCTTTGTTTTTAGGTTTTACGGGTACTGGGACCTTCTTAACTTTCTTTTTCTTACGATCTTTTTCTTCAGCAGATTTAGCCGCTTCTTCTTTTCCGCGCCCATGAAGATGGGTTGATGCATCGTCATTAGTTGTTGGATGAACGCCCTTACTATTAAAAGCAGATTGCGCAGCCATAGACAACATATTAAATGCTGCCATAAGCGCAGCTAGTTTATTTACTTTCTGTGATAAAGATTGTTGATTAGATCCGCCACTAGATCCAGGATCTAAGTAAATAGTGACTTCATTTTCTGTTTCGTCGCTCGCAATAATACGGCCGTCAGCATCAAGAACGTATGCTTCAACGTCATATACGCCAAACGGTATGGGATCAGATAAATGAAGTTTCCACGTTCCTGTCGTTTCTGTAGGCGGAGCTGCTTGAGAAGTTGTTGTGGTAGCTACGGGGAATTCATCTAATCCAAGATTACCTTCAAACAATTTGTATGTTTCATAATTAAAAACAACATTAATCGTTTCGCCTTTAGTGCGATCTAGTCGCACCGATCCAGTCAATATGGATAGTGCGTCTGTTGAAACTAATGGATTAACTGTGATATTTGCCATAGATTACTTTACTGTTTGCTTTCCACGATCATTTTTCTTTTGCTGTACGTGAGGCAAAGTAGCTAGTATGATTGGCTCTTGACCATCTGTTCCGTCAACAAAGAATCCTATGACCTTTGATCCTTCGACTAATCCTGTGGGGCTGCGACCAACACCGCTGATGCCTGCTGACTGAGCTGGAGTAGCAACGTGAGCCCAAGGAAGATCAGCAGTCTTAACTTCTTCACCGTGCATTCCGTATATACGAACTTTACAACGACCTAGTTTTGTATTATCTTTCTTTCCAGAAAACTGACCAGTTCCTCTATCTTCGATGATCCCCATGAACCATCGCATACCATCAGTCATGCCAGCTTGATAATTATTCTTAGCCATTAAGCTGTTCCCTTATCTGCATCTTTAGAACTACGTAGCTCTAATACATTCACCATCTTAAAATCATCGTCGACTTTATATAACACAGTCTTATTTGATACAACTAGATATTCTCCGCTGCGATCATCTTTTTCTGTACCGTCATTGTTTTTAGACAAATTAATCTTGGCTTTTTTACCTACTTCATATTTCGTATCGCCAGGCACTTGAATTGTGATTATTTTATTTTCGAGCTGATGCCCTTTTGTAGCAGATGCTTCGTTTTCAGCTCCGGGCTCGCGACTTGTGTTTTGATCTTCGCCGGCGCGTTTCTTTATGAAATTGCTATCTTTCGTGTAGCGAGTAAACACTACGTTGCGCTCAGTGACTTCGCCGTTCTTACCTTTACGTTCGATCTTTTTAATTTGTCCCGTTACAGGATCAATGACTGTCGTTTCAGAACCAGTAGCTCCGCGCTGATTTGGCTCCATCTTATTAGCATTAGTCTGATCATAAAAAGAAATGATATTTTTATTAGGATCTGATCCTCCGCCAATATTTTGCTGACCATAGTTAAATTCGTACTCAGCAGATCCCTCGTTGAGCTTTTCTAATGATCTATTATAATATCCCTTAGTTGTTTGATAAAACAGCTGTGCGCCTGGCTTTGATCCTGGTTTACTGTTACGATTAGCCCAGTTCATGCCATGAAGAGGTGTGTTCTGTGTAGGATGGAAATTAGTTTTATTTCCGCTATCGCCGTCGTCTGTGAAATTGCGATTTTTTGTATCTGAGCCTTTCATATACTCGTCAAACATTTTCTGACGAATATCCTTAGGACTCATGTTCTTATATGCGTCTTTTAACGACTTGGCGTTGTTTTTAAGAAGCTCATTAGGAACGCCTGTTATGGTATAAAGGTCTGTGTTATCTTTACTGCGCGTTCTATCTGAAATGTGGGCTGATGTTAGATTTAGATCAACAGTTTCGCCGTTTCTGCTCGAATATTTTAGATTCAGTTTAGCTTCGCCATCTTGCAGTTTAGCTGTAGAATAAAGACCAGCGGCGTCCGTTAGCATAACCTTAGTCGATATGCCAGGTGTATAAATGCTTTCGAACACTTCTATTTTCTGCACTAGAGCTGAAGCGTCGGTTCCGTTAACAGTAAATCCTAATAGTTTGCCACCACTTACATCAGTACTCATCTAGTAAATGTTCCTGTATCAAAGATAGTTTTATGCGCTTCTCTTAATGTTTCAACTTCACGAATATCAAGCAAATATATTCTACGATTTTGTTCGTTTCTTAAAAACTCATAATCGTATATTTTTACATCTTTGCGATCGTTGGCGGGCAAAGTAAGATACGTCGTGTAGTCTATGATTACAGTTCTTTCAGGAACGATAATCTTTTCATAGTTGCTACTATACTCGGTTCTTTGCTGTACGATTTTTTCGTAATGGTGTGTGGTAGATAACGCATACTCAACGCTGCCATACTTTTGACGAAGATATGCGTCAAACTGTTCGTTAGTCAACACCCATTGGAAATAAGGATCTTTGATTTCGTTGGTTAGCAATATG